GCTCCAATTGCTGCATGATCGAGGCGTATTCCCAAAAGCGGTGTGGATGCCACTCGCGATGCGGCACGCTCTTTGTTATCATGTCCTGCTGGAACGCGACGATCGGTTCCAACCACGGCGAGAGGAACATGTAATCATCCGTATGCAACGAGCGCGTGTAGGGTCTCATCGGTATGGCGACGCTCCGTGATACCGCTTCCACATGTCTCTGACGTCGATGCCATTCGCCGTTAACTGCGCGTGTGCCACCACGATGTCTCTCGGAGCCGCGTGCCATGGATGCACGAACAGCACCTCAGGCACGACTGAGAAGATAATACCGCGAAGATGCAGCCTGTGCTGAAACTCAGTCTGTGCGTGGCCCCACGCTGTTAGCATCTGATCGAGGCCACCAACGAGGCGAAACGCGTAGGCTGGTAGCATCCACACGCCAGCATCGATTGCCGTGTAGTCGAACGGCGAACCATCAGCGACGGCCTGCTGCCATCCACGCTTCTGATACTCTTCCACGCCGTAGGGAAGATGACTTCCGTGCGATGTCGCGAAGCAGGGCGCTTTCCCAGTTACAACAGGCGTCAGCTTGGCCAGCAGCGACGGCTCCAGCACGTAGTCGGCACGCGTAAAGAAGATGAACGGTGTGTCGACTTCCTGCACAGCGGCATTCGTCGACCAGGCATGTGTCAATGTCGCGTAGCCATGCTTATAGGACTGCAGCTTGACCGGCATCGGAAAGTTCAAAGCGTTCACGCCTGCCGAAATGCTCTCTGGTGTATCAGCTGTATCGTTATCAACAAGCACGAGCTTCGCGACGCGTGACAAGTCCTGCTGCCTGACGGACGCCAGCGCCACCGCCAGATTATCAAGCGTGAGGCTCTTGAAGTACGTCATGCAGATCGTGATGTCTTTCATCGAACAATCCGCGTCGTCACGGTCGCCTTCATTGGAATCACACAAGCGGCCAACCAAATAATCCAGTAGGCAAGCCATATGCGAAAGTTATACCAACGCATGCCGGTGATCGTGATTTCCATCTCGATCTCGCAGGCCATGTCCTTGGTCACTTCACTAATAGGTGTTAAAGCCATCGCTGCTGCTCCTTCGTTATTACCTATCCGAACATCACCTGCGTTGCGATAGGATGCCCAGTGCCTGCGTCCACGAATCCCGTCACGTCGAGAGTCGAGCCAGTCTCGCCGCCAGGCAGGATGAACTTGTCGTCGACCGTCACGCCACGGCCCTTCGTCGCCTTGACCACCTCATCGATATCTAGCAGCGTGATCGTGCAGCGTGACGCAGTCAAAACGCCATCCCGTGTGCGGACCTGATTGCTCTTATAGTCCACGATAGCATGCAGCGGCACCGGCGCTGCTAGCGTCGCCGTGGCACCTTTCTCGGACGTGAAGGTCTTGGTTGCCATCTGATACTGCACGATGGTCTGTAGAGGTTTAGTCACGTTGTTCGCAATCTTGACACCAGAGCGAAGCACGGTTAGGAGGCTCATCTACGTCTCCAGCTCGATCGGTGGACGGCGTGGACGACCTTCAGGCATGGCGTCCTTCCGCTGCTCCAGGAACGGCTTTTTGTGCAAGCACTCCCACCCATGCTGAATCCAGAGCTTGCACTTGTCGCACCAGTATGCCGCTCCGCATGGACAGTCGATCGGATGAGAGCGTTTCGTCATCACCATAATCCCCCACGGAAAGGTTCGTTACCAGAGGCGACCTCGAAGAACGCTTGATTCGCCATGACGTAGAGTTCGTCTGTCAGCCAAGACTGTGGCATCAAGTTGTAGACGGCGTCTGGAATCACCTGCGCGATGATCTCGTTCTTGAAGCCGACCGACACGCTGCCGGCCTTGACCGACGTGATGCCCTGAATGATGACGTCGTTGTCGAGCGTTCGGTCACCGAGTCCAAGCTGTCCGGCGAACTCGGCGGTTGCCTCTTTCAGCTCCTGCGGAATGACGTAGACGTTGCCCGCCGTGCCGACGTTTGCGTTGGCGACCGGAATCGAGAACGTGTAGGGCGTCAACACCGTCACGACGTGCGGGCCGTTCACGATGGCATCGGCGCCAACCACGTTGGCGATCAGCACGCTCTCGTTGTTGCTGCGATGATGCGGCATCGACGTCGTGATGACCGCCACCGCGGCAACAGACACGTTCGTGATGACATAATCGAGCGGATTGTTGTTCGAGTCCAGCATCCCGACGCGAGGCCACGCAAGGCGCTGCGTGCTCGTCGCCGGCGCGCCGGTCCACTGTCGCCGCACGCGATAGTAGGCTGGCGAGCTGCCCGTTGCCGGAAAGAACGTCTTGAACGGCTGCGCAAGCGCGTCGAGCGTACGCGTGGCCATCACGAGGCCGGCGTCCTGCGCGTCGAGGTTGTCCCAACCAGACATCGGTACGCGCGCGTCGAAGTAGTCCTGCGCTTCAGCAACCGTCTCGTAGCTGTTTGAGAATGATCCTCCTGGCGTCGCGTCAAGCGTGAATGGCATTATGGCGCCGTCGCTTTCTCGGTGATGAAGTTACCTCGCGCGAGTACCGTTTCTGGCACGCGTTCGATCTTGAAACTATAACGATAGGTCTTCGCCTTCACCGTGTTGAGTTCGGCGTTAGACAACGAGCAGGTCCAGCGCTGACTGTTTAGCGCGCGGACTGGATTGTATGCGCCTACGATCACCATCGGCTTGCTGAAGATGGCTGGGTCGACTGAGTTGTCTTTTAGTCTGACGTCCATGACGCCAGTCGCGCCGATCGCGTTCAAGTCGACGGGATTGCCGCTCGTATCCAATACTTCGAGATAGAATGCCTTGTCTTCGCCGACGAACAGCGAACCGTCTCCACCAATATCTTGCGTCGTCGCCATCAGATGGTGTCCTCCATCTCCCCCACAATATCAATGCGCGTCACGTATTCGCCAACCACCTCGATGATAGTAATAAGCGAGATGACTCCCGTCGACGGGAACTGTCCCATCAGCGTGATGCTTGCAGGATCCGAAATGATTGGCAGCTTGGCGAACGGCGCTCGTCCGACGAGGTTCAATGACCCCGCACCTGGAATGATGCCGACGCCGCCAAGTGGTGCGCGACCTACGAGGTTCAATGACCCCGCCGGTACTGACGTCACGAACGTGGACAACAGCGGCAGCCCGGTTAACCCGACTACGCCAACGTCCTGCACGAACCGCGTGTCTAAGCGCGGAGCCTGCATCGTCAGCGTGAGTGCGCCGACGTTTGTGGTCAGGCTTCCGGCCAGCGTGATCGTATGACCGCCGAAGACGATCGCGCCATTCCCGCCAAGTTGCACGACGGTCGAGAGATTCGGCGCCAACCCAACCACCGTAAGGCTTCCGGTGCTTGCGGCGACGACGGTAAATAGCGCGGGCGGTAATCCCGTCGCGTTGAGCGAACCAGCGCCTGTCGCCAGTACGATAGCTCCGTTGACTGCGGGGAACTGTCCCGAGAGCGACAGACTTCCGGTGGTGAGCGGGACTGTATCATTGAGTGCTGGCGTTAAGCCAACGATGCCAAGCGTCCCTACTCCCAGCTGGAAGAATGGCCCCTGTACGACGTTCGGCAGACGGCCGGTCAGCGTCGCGGTTCCGACGGGTACTGGTAGCACCCGGGCGAGCCGCATGAGCATGCCCGTGGTGTTTAACGCGCCCGTTGGAGGGACGATGAACGTGTTCGTCGAGACGGCCGCGGTAGGCGTTTGTCCGGTCAGCGTCAGCGTGCCAGCGCCAAGAGCAGGCACCGCGCCGGGTACGGGTAGGGGACTCCGCCCGACCAGGAAGATCGGTGCCGGTCCTGCAATCGGGACCGTAAAGTCCAGGCTAGGAGCCTGGCCAGACAGCCCCACCAAGCCGGAGGCCGTCGTCAGCCGGCCTAGGAGGGCTAGAGCCTGGCCGGTTATTCCGATCGTTCCTACGCCCGGTACAAGAGCCGCAGCACCGTTGACCGTCGGTATCTGCCCAGCGAAGTTCGACGAGCCTTGCGCTGGAATGACGACGAGTTGTAGCGAAGGTGCAGCGCCTGTAAGCGCAATAGTGCCCGTCGTCGGCAGTCCGACCAACCCTCGTATCGTCGTCGGCGTCTGTCCGGTCAGTCCCAGCGTGCCAGCAGGCACCTGGAGGGAGAGCAGCAGTGGAGGCGTGCGTCCAACAAGCGTCAGCGTGCCAGCTTGCGTGACAAGGTTACCACTGCCAGCGACCGTCGCAGCAGGAGAGATGCCGACGATATTAAGCGAGCCTGCGAACAGCTCAAACCCAACGGAGATGAACGGCGACGCGAAGTCCAGCGAGCCTGCAGGAATGACAATCGCGCCGGACGATCCCCCAGAGACGAGTGGTTGTCTACCTGTCAGCGTGAGAGACGCCGCACCCGGAATGACTGCACCAGACCCGCCGATGGTCGCGAAGAGCGGCTTACCAGTGAGTGCAAGGCTACCGCTGTTCGGCCCGCCGAACATCACTTGCACAAACGGTGACGAGAAGGTCAGTGCGCCAGCACCAGGAACGATGACGCCTGCCGGCGTGCTGGTGACATTCGGATTCTTGCCGGTGACTCCGAGGGTGCCTGCACTAGTCTGAACGACCGTGCTAAGCGTAGGAGTCTGACCGATGATACTTAACGAGCCTGCAGGCAACGCAGAACCTGCAACGATCGTCGGTGCGCGGCCAGTGACGTTCAGTGACCCGGCGAATAGCTCGAAGCCCACCGTGATGAAGGGCGAGCTGAAGTCTATCGAACCAGGCTGCGTGACGATCGTATGGCCAGTGACCTGCGGTGCCTGTCCTGTCAGGTTCAGCGTGCCAAGCCCGACGATGATGGTGCTGCGACCTGTTGAGACAGTCGCAAGCTGCCCAACGATGTTCAGCTGGCCAGAATCAGGACCTCGGAAGAGCACCTGCAGGAACGGCGAGCTGAAGCCAATCGACCCTGTGCCAGGCGAGCGCACGCCTGCTGACTGTATGAAGACTTGCTGCAGCTGCGGCGTGAGGTTCAGCGAGCCTGTAACAGTCTCGCGCAGATACTTGATGGCCGGAACCGCGCCGGTCAGATTCAACGCGCCAGTCGGTGGCGAGATGATCTGCGTCGGCGCAATAACTTGCCCTGTGAGCGCCAGCGAACCCGCAGGGACTTGAATGGTGCGTCCAGCACCAATGACAGATGGCTGATTGCCTGTTAGATTGAGTGCTGCAACGTCAGGCCCTTTGAAGATGACCTGCAGGAACGGCGATGTAAACCCGAGGGTACCTATGCCTAGTGTAATTGAGTGATCGCCTCCAGCATTATTGGAGACTGTCGGTGCATCGCCTGTAAGTCCAAGCGAACCGACATCGCATGTAATCGAATGGTTGCCACCTGCACTGACCGTCGCGCTTGGTGTCTTACCTGTGATGTCCAGCGAGCCTGTTGACGTCGCAATGGCAAACCCGATGTATGGCGTCGGCGCTTTACCTGTGATGTCCAGCGACCCAGTTGTCGGACCCCCAAACATCACCTGTAAGAACGGCGAGCTGAAGCCCAACGAGCCGACCGGCATTGTGATGAGCGGATCAAGAATGACTGCTGGAGTATTGCCTGCAAGACTCAGCGAGCCTGCGGGTATGATCATCGCGTATCCTGGTGTCGGCGTCCGCCCGACCAGTGAGAGAGATCCAGCAGGGACTGGAAGCACAAACGCCAGCGACGGCGTTTGTCCAGAAGCGGTAACTGCTCCTACGGGAATAGTGAGAGCTGGTCCGACAACACGGGATGGCGCGTTGCTCGAAAGCGAGATAGACCCAATCGTCGGTAAGGCAGTGGTATTCTGCGACGGCGTCGGCGCTTGTCCAGTGAGGCCCAGCGAACCGGCCGCCAGCATGAGTCCAAACAGCAAGCCAGGCGCGCTCGTGGCTACGGCCAACGCTCCAAGCGTGGGTACAACCTTCGCCAGCACTTCAACGCCGATGGCCAGCCAGTTGATCGAGGTCGTCCACGTGGCCGTCGAGCTTGTCTCGAACGTCCCATCGTTGCGAAACTGCGTCTCGAACGCCGTAGCAGGAGTGTTGAAGTTCCCATCGGCCGCAGGAGAAACTGACTCCGTCCATCCAGACCGTGGCGTCGTGGCTTCGTTCGCGAGGTGCAAGAAGCAGGAGATCTGCGCGCTGTTGTCGCGCGACTTCGCCGCGTAAGTAACCGTCCCGGTCGTTCCAGAGGCTCCGGTCGTGACCGTCGCGAGCTTCACGGCGTTCGCGATGCTACTACCATTCTCCCAGTCGCCTGAGACCTCATACTCAACAATCGAACAGCCCGTTTGGCTCACACCACCAAAGTCAGCCGTCGCTGCAGCACTTGTTGGCGATGCACCTGCGTTCGCTACCCACACCGACACGCAGTGTGTCGTTGACAACAGCCTCGTGCTTAGTGTTAGCTTCGTCCAGGTAACGCCATGGCCTGTGAACGTCGGATCAAGCGGCGTGGCTGCAAGCGAGTTCTCGACGAACGCAATCAGCAGCGAGTTCGCTGCAGGCGTGTAGGTGCCCGTCGTCGCGTACGAAGACGCAGCCGTCGTCGAGAAGACGGAGGCGCGACAGTTGACGACGGGAAGTGACATCTACCCTAACCGCCCTTGCGGGATGGCGAGCGAAACAGGTGCCTTCACCGTGACAGGTGGAAGTCCGCCGGCGGCAGGCCCGACGATGAGAGCCGTCCAGTCTCCCGTCAACGTGACGATCTGTCCAAGCGTTACCCAGGTTGTGATAGGAGTAGGCATGCGCGTTTCGACGTTCACGTCCACCCAATGCACCGAGATAGAGGCCGGTTGCCCCTCTGTCTCAACCATAATGTGCGTTGGCTGTGCGACGAATAGCGTACCATCGCCTCGAATAGCAGCCTGTACCTCGGCCCAACCGAGAAGCCGACCATGGAAGTCAAGTAGTCGAATGACGAGCTTCGTGGTCAACATCAGATCAGCCCCGAGATCTGCCGGTCCTCCGGCACGCCGCGGCTGATGATGAAGTCGTCGTGAGCTGCGACGCAGCCCTGTCCCTTAAGGTGAATCTGCACGAGGCGGTCACGCAGCGCATCGAACAGATGCCGCATCATGTCCTCGTTCCAATCAGGTGTGACCGGAATGGTCGTCTGCGCGAAGCCGCCCTTATGCCCGCATCTTCGACAATCCCACCGCACGAAGAGTGCGGTGGGACCTGGAATCTCAATCGTTCCCATATGCTGCTCCTTCGAAAGTCTGCGCGTCGGCAGCCTATTGCATGGTAAAGCAACCGAGCGCGTTGTTCTGGATCGTCAGCGTGTTATTCAGCGCGAGCGTGAACTGCGAGCTGGTCAACGACGCGACGCACAGAAGATGGCGGTTGACGGTCGACGCAGCCGACACCCACACGGCGGCGAGCTTGATGTTTGGGATCGTGCCACCGGTGCCCGTCCAAACAAGGTTGGCGAAGCTGAACTTATAGCTCTTCGCCGACGCGCCAACGGTCCAGACAACTGTCGCCAGTGCCTGACCTCTGAGCGCGTAGCCGTTGCCCGAGGCGACTTCGCTCGTCAGCGAGTTGTAGACGCCGAGGGTGAGGGTCGCTGCGTTCGACGCCGACTGGTGCAGCGACATGCGCCACGCTGCCGAGAGCAGGTTGAAGGTTGCCTTCCCCAACTTGAGTTTTGCCAAATTATAGATCTTATAGCTCTGTGCTGCCATCTCTGACTCCTCTGCGCGCGATACCTTGCATTGTAATCAAGAGGCGCGCATCGTCCTTGATCACTTCTTCAGGAATGCGGACTACGTCTATGCCTTGAGCAGTAATAAAAGCGTCACGACGCTTTTCGCGTTTGGGATTAGCATATCTTCCTGTATGCCAAAATGTTCCGTCACATTCAATTGCAACGTTCCACATTGGAATGACAAAATCGCATGCATAAGTCCCAACGATAAATTGACTAAAATAGGGGATGCCTGCATCGCGAAGATACTCAGAGATGCGACACTCAATCTTAGTCCCCTGTAACTTTCGAGCTAATCTTCTCGTTTCTGGTGAGGGCGCAAAACCAGATTTCTTCTTAGCTTCGCGCATTTTTTGTTTAGTTTCTTCGCTGCATGGCCCTCGCTTTTTACCTAACCAATGACGTGTCGGATTAGCTAACTTAGCTGCCCGCATCTTTTCTTTTGAAACATCCGAGTGCGCACCGTGGAAACCACCAGCCTTACTCGCATTCAGACGGCATTGTGCTTTCATCGCATCCGTGCGCACATAGACGCCTCTTGGCATTAAATCTTTCCTTGTTCAACGAGGTCGGCGTTGGTGCGCAGAACGAAGGCCAGCAGCCCATCGCCATGCACGTTGAGAAGAAAGTGTTGCCCGTTGACGCGAATGATCTGGAGAAGACACTCAAGCTGCTTGACATGCCACGGAGCGCAATAGAACGTACGCGCGAGGTCAGGACGATCAGGCGGCGACGCCTCGAAGCACATTGGCTGGTCAGAGGCGTTCGCCTTCTGCGCGTAGGCGTGATGCTCGCCGTTCAAGAAGCAGGAATCTACGCCGAACAAGTCCATGCGCAGGTAGCCGAGGGTGCGCAGCAGCCCGATCGCTCTGCTGATAACCGTCGTACCGCCACCGACGCCGAACCACTGGCCCATGTAGTATTTGTCGAGCATCTCGACCATCGGTCCAGTCGTGCCATCCGCTGCATGAAAGATCCAGACCTTCTCACGGTGCTCGACAGCGTCCCACATCTCAGGTGCGCACTGCGATGCCAGCACGTAGCGACAGTCGGGAATCTCTGGATCGACGAACGGCGCGTTAAGCGGCCGCGCATCCATCACGATCTGCATCTTCGGGTGTAAGTTGTGCTCAACGCACCACCGATAGGCACCGTTGACCGTCACGAGCTGTGCACCTTCACGCACTGCCTGCACCAACTCTGGCAGCGTGTCCTTCAACGACGGACCACCGCCGACGAGCGCAACGCGATAGGTGTTCGTTGGCTGTGGAAAGATTTGCGGATGCCCGCGGCGGATAGACGATGCGATGTTCGCCAGGATAGCTTCATCCTCGACGTTCACGCGCCCAGTCATCACCACGCCGTCGAGGATCGGGACATCGTCCTGCGTATCGATGGTATCGTTGACGTTCAGCATGATGCCCCCTTCAGCAGGAAGACGCCCTTGCCAAGCAGGTCACGCGACTCGATGATCTCACCAACCTCGGCGAGGTTATCTCGCCACCAGAGGTAAGGCTGCACCGTCTCGTGCAGCGTCTCGCCGATCCAGACGCCCATCTGGTCGGGCTGGAAGCTGATAGAAAAGAACGCGCCATTCATAGCAATCTTCAGCAGTCGCGCTACGACGAGCATCGTGAAGGCTGTCGGAATATGTTCGAGTACGTCCGTGCAGTAGACCCAGTCGAACGGTTCGGGGCGGTATCCTTCGATTTTGTTTACGCGAAAGGTTCCGTGAAATACCTCGCAGAGATCATGCCAAAGACACCCTGCGTATTTGTATGGATCTTTTGGATCGACTGTCAGATCGTAACCATAAGCCTTGAGACCCGCGCTACGGAGCGCGTCCATTCCCTTGCCGGCGCCGCACCCTGCGTCTAGCACTACGTCCTGCTGCTTCGGCTTTGCCATGTCGATAAACAGCGGCAGATACCGCTCGCCGGGAGATTCGAGGTTATAGCTCTCGACCTCCCACATCGCTTCGTACTTGATTCGTTCACGTTCGAGTAAGTTAGGCATGTTGAAAGATTAACCTCGCTGGTGCTCCTGCTGCTATGAGTTCCCACGCGCCGATGGTCGGAGGATTCGCGCGGGCTGTCTTCGAGATGTCATTTGGTGCATTCGTGCCGTCGAGGAAGCCGTTCGCCGCCAACGACGTGCTTGCGATAGAGCGCAAGTCCGTACCACTCGAACCTGCCTGCGTGAACGGCGTCGTCGCCGTGAACGTGATGCCTGTCTGGTTGCTCGTGCCTGGGCAGGTCGCTTGATCCGTCGCGTTGTTCTTACTGCCCACGTCATTCGTAATCGTCGTCGTGAAGCCGAAGATCGCACACGACTCGACGACGACTCCAGACGAAGCATTGACCGCCGTACCCGCAGCAGAATTTGCTGGATTACGTACGATCGTACAACCAAGCACAGTCAATCCATAGAATCCAGAGATAGCTGGGACAACCGTGCTGGGGTTATTGACGAACAGTACGGTATTCTTGATGATCGATCCACTACCGATATTGAAAAGTCCCTTCGAAGTGTTCTCGGCATGAAGGAAACAATTATCGACGTAGATGACAGCCGTACCACTGAGACTACAATCAATAAGTGTCCCTTGAGTTTGACACTTGAGTTGCAACCGTGAGAATACCGTATAGTTTACCGTGCAGGCGATTACGCTTCCTGCATAGGACGTATCGGTTCGTAGCGCGACGCCATTCGCCTGATTATAGGCAAGCAAATTCGTGCGGACACTCGCGTTGTCTTGAAAGGACTGCCCAGCAGCTGCCGTCAGGATGATGAAGTGCGTTGCATCTGTCGTTTCACCAGAGATAGTCAGCAACGTACCCGAGCTATTCGAGAACTCACTATCATTATAGACTTCGCCCTGATAAGAGTTGCCGTCGGTTACCAGGTTGGCCGGCAGCGCATCTTCCCACGCCTGCAGCGTCGAAAAGTCCCGCCCGCCGGCGCTGCCGATCGAGTTGACGATCGTGGCCATCAGCCAATCTCCTTGTTATCGGTGCCGATGACCGCCGGATCTTGAATCGGTGGACGACGCGAGACGAGTGCGTGCGCATGATCCCTGTGTAACGACGCCTCGTGAATCGGCACAGCGCGTGAGTCATCGGCTAACCATGCCGCGAAGTCCGCCGGGATGGTGTGATGATCGACGTCGAACTTGAACGCACGCTTCTGCAGCGTCGGCGAGGGCTTGCCAGGCCCAGTATGTGGCTCGGGTGCCGTAAACGCTCGGGCTTCGTCGACGGTTAACGTCGGGATGCGCACGATGCGGTAGCGCGGGTCGCTTAGCTCGACTCGACCCCACTGCCAGCCGTCGGCCTGCGCCACGATGACATCGCCGCGCTTCGTGCACTGCGCGTTCTTGTAGACGTCGTCGTTGATCTTGTCCACGACGCGAATGAGCAGTTCGGCCATCAGTGATACGCCTCCAGCCAACCGTTGTATTCCTGCGTCACGCGGCCCTGCGGATCGCGGTGCGCGTAGACGCAGTAGAACAGCGTGTCGTCTTCAAGCGCAGTGATCTCGTGCAGCACTTTCGCCTTGATCGTCACGAACTCGCCAGCAGCAAAGTCATGCTCGCCGACGCGACCATCCGGTAACGTGAACTTCACATGGACGCTGCCCTTGATGACGAGCGTGACGTGGTCGAAGTTATGGGCATGCCCATCGACAACGTCGCCCTTCTCGGTCATCCAGTTGCGACGCATGTAGACGTTGCTGTTACCTGGCACGAACTCTGCTTGAGTCTGTAACGACATATCTGCTGCTCCTAGAACTTCGCCATCGAAAACGCGCCAAAGGTCGCATATGGCGTAAACGATGCAGCGAACGCCATCGCCGCTGCCGCGCCAGGCAATCCCGCCTGATTCGCGCACTGCATCAGAAAGTATTGGTCGGGCGAATAGATTTGTCCTTGTGCCACGAGATCGCTGTTCGCCCATGCATCCTTGGTCGATTCGTAGATCTGCGCCCAACTCGTGTAATACTTGATCGCGCGTGTGGTAACGCCGTCGTTGCGCGTCATGACGGAGCTAGAAACTGGCATCCCCGTGATCGTGCCTGCCGTGCCGGCAACCGTGACCGTCGTCGGGATCGTGAACTGCGTCAAGCTCGTCACCGTAACAACGTAGGTTCCATCGATGCTCGGCGTCGAGTTGCTGCCCGATATCGTGATGCTGTCACCGGTATTCAAGTTATGCGCGCCGAAGACTTCGATGACGCTAGTCGGGCCGATACCGATGGAGAAGATGTTTCCGAGATCCATCCTGGCAAACCCGAAGTTGTAGGGCATTCCAAGTTCTTTCGGAAACTGCGGATCGGATTGAATCCTAAGTAATTCCGTACGGGCCAGCCCGTCGCGAAGAATGCTGGTCGTCATGTGCCCGTGCTGCTTGCAGCGGTGAATGCCGTATGCCAGGTAGGCTTGCTGGTACGAGAAACCAGAAAGCGCCTGCGTGTTCGGATCGTTGATCGCGTAGTAACCTTCCGTACCGGTTCCTAGATAGCCAAAGACGTTATTCACGTCGCTAAGTACTGCATTCGCGTAGGCTTCGGCCCACCCAACGTTATCGGCGATGACGGCCTTGAAGTAGCTTTGATCTGGATCTGCATCTGGGACGTAGGCGGCCATGTCGGCCCACCCGCGCAGGTTCCACGCCCAGCCGCGCGCGCCGCCGAGGGACGGCCCGAGGAACACGTACGCGCCGCCGCGTCCGTTTTCTTGGTGATGTGCCGAGAAACTCGGATAGAATGGAAAATTGTACGCCGATCCCATCATCGCCTCGGCTTCCTTCTGGCAGTCGAGGTACTCCCTGCGCCCGGTCATGATATATGGTACGTAGTGATGCGATCCATGATGCGCCGGATCATACTCGAACGGCGATCCCTGCGGACCCCCTGAACCGGCCATGGCGTTCGCTGGCCCGTTCGCCCCAGCGTCGCTTCGCAGATCAAAGTTTTCCCAACCGACGTCATGATGACGGAACATCGAGCCGTTGCTCTTGTAGAATCGCCCGACGACGGTCGCCAAGCGGTCTGCCATCAACAGCATGTGATCGAATTGATTCTGCGTCAGGTGCTCCTGCCACATCGCCACCCATGCTGGATAGTGGCCGATCTGTTCGTCGCTCGTCGCGCCGGCAAAGGGGATTTGACTCGTACCCAGTCCGGGAATCTGATACTCACGACCACTATGATCGTAGACTGTACTCGCCATCCCTGCGCCGAATTGAATCAGAGCATAACTGTTGTAATAGGGCGTCAGATCCGGGACATACGTAGCTGTCGCAAAGCCTCCAACGTCGAAGCGCAACAACTGTCCCATTCCATACAGCAATCCGACGATGCGCTTCCAGCTCTGGTTGGTCTGTACCTGAGTAAAGCCAGTAATGCCACCGCCGTATGCCGCGCCAAAGTAATATGTCTGGCACGTGTTTGCATCGGGAAAACCTACGATGAACGCCGTCTCTCCCGACTGCGGTCCGCTCGTCAGCTGAATCATGTCACCTTCGATCAGCCCGTGATTGTTCGAGGTGATTATGTTCGGGTTCAACGCCGTCGTACTCAGCGTGTTCGTTCCGACTACCTCGTCGCGGCGAAAGACCTCGCTGCCATTGATTTTCACGACCAACGAACTGATATAGACGGCGTTTGCGGCGGCTGCCTGAATGTCGCCATTCTTGATGAGAACAGTTACCTGATGAGTGCCGTCGGAATAGGACCGCACGTACCACACGCACGATGCATGTGAGCACGGACCGGAGCCTCCAGTGAACGGCGTGATGACCTTACACTCACGAAGGTATGGACCTGAAACGTACGAGTCGGCTGCCGTGAACGTCGGCAGCGTAGCGGTGTACGTCACGCCCCTGTCCACGATCGTAACAGTCGCCGTCGGCCAAACCGGCGTAAACGAACCTGGAGCCTGCGCGTCCGCGGTAATCGCTAAGTTCCCCGTGCTTCCTATTGGCGCGACGGCGAGCATGTGTCGTATCGAACCATCGTCCCACGTTCGAAGGACGCTGGATTGCGTAAGCAGGCTACCGATTTTCACTCCGCCGCGAGCAGCTCCTTGCGGGAGCGCCAACCCAATCGTCGCCCAACCGGCACCCGTGAAGTTGGGATTCGCGAGTGTTCCGGTTGGGCCGCCGTAATACTGCCGATTGCGGAAAAGCACGCCTGCCATGTATTCAGCCTCTATCGTCTTCTGAACTTGTGCCGTGAGCGCTGCGATCTTGGACATCTGTTCCTGTCCTCAAAAACGTGGGGAGAATTGCCCGCGCCCTCCCCCGAGGGTTCGTCTGCGCGTGTGGTGCCGCCAGGTCCCCGGCGCGTCTTCAGCCTAGGTTCCGGGCGTCGGCGCCGGAGCCACGGCCGCTGCCTGAGCCGCGGTCAGCGCGTCGGCGCTGGTCTTGAGCTGTCCCGCGAGCGCGTCGAGCTGTGCGCTGTCGTTCGCGCCGGCCTTGATGGCGTCGATGGCCGCAGTCTCGGCCGCGATGTTCGCGGCGACCTGCGCGGTAAGAGCATCGAGTGATTTCGACATGGTATCTAACCTTTCTATGACTGTCCCGATGAGTTCCACGAAGGCCCGAACGATCGGGTCCTCGTGGTGCTTGAACAGGTCCATCATGCAGGACCTCCTTCGTTACGTCTTCTTGCCGAGGAAGATCCCCGAGTTACCGTCGTAGTCTGACCGCACGCGCTGAACCATGATGGCCATGATGACCCAGTGCAGCGTGAAGCCGTCGAGCGACGTCCACGGAATGACCGTCGGCGGCTGCCCGTTGACCATCTGGACGACGTCGTCGGTCATCTGCACCAGCGCGAACTGCACGTCACCGCTCGTGTTCGTGTTCGGCATGCGGTCGGCGACGCGCACGTTGATGGCTCGTCCGCCCGCCTCGATCTGCTCGATGCGCTGACGGATGGTGCCCATCGTGTTGACCTTGAAGTCGGCGTTGATGGCGTTGCCCGCCTTCGTGCCGACGTACAGGTTGTACGGCCCGAACTTCTTGGCCGCCTGCAACGTCGAGATCGCCGCCAGCACGTCCACGACTCGCGCCGGGCCATCCGTGCCGATCGTGCCAGTCAGCGTCCAGTCGGTCGTCGTGTTGGCGCTGTTCGCCGTGCCAGGCGGGTTCAGCAACCCGGGTGCCTGGTAGCCGGCCACCGTGAGCAGCTGACCGTCTGCCGTGGTCGCGCCGTTGATCGCCGCGTCCTCGATCGCCTCGTTGACGCGCCTGGTCGACTGCTTGATGATTGACGTGTCGAGCGGCTGCCCGACCCTCTCCGACATCCTCAGCGTCCGGATGTCGAGCGAGAAGCCCTCCATCGTGAGGTAGATCGGCAAGCGGTTGTGCTTGCGATCCGTCAGCTGGCTTTCTCCGCGTGCAGACGGCGACATGACGCGCATCGCGCCGCCGACCTTCGACTCCTGATCCCACTCAAGCTGCGTGACGCTGAGCGGATCCGGCAGGTTGTAGACGAGGCCCGCGGCCATCAGGTCGGCGGCGAACTGGAGCCGTTCGAGGCCCACTTCGACGACCGCCTGATCGACGAGGACCTGTGCCTTGTCGCTCAACGGCGACAAGGAGCGGAGTCCGGGAATGGACAGTTCCGTCCCTCCGGACTCATGCAGCGAACGCAGGATCGCGCCCGCGATGGGTGACTTGGCGTTGAACGCCTCGAAACGAGCTGTTGGCATCATCTGACTTGTTCTCCTGACGGCTGAGGCCGTCTATTAGACGACCTCGACCCGGATGCGTGCGACGCCCGCTGGCAGCGCCGTGGTTTTTCCGGTCTCCGGCGGGGGATTCGTCGGACCCGCGGTACCGTTCGTGTTGTTTACAGACTCCAGCGCCGCGAAGAGAGCTGCACCGAGCGTGGCGTACGCTTTCAGCGTGCCGTCGCCATTCGATTCGAGCTTCTGGCCGGCCGTGATGTTCTGACCCGAGGCGATCAGCGCCCAGGCCGACGAACCGCCCGCCAACTCGCTGATCTCGACCAGGTCGTTGATCGCGTAGCCGTCGTTGACGCCCTTGTTGAGCATCGAGGCTTCGGTCGCCAGCGCGCGTGTCGTGGCAACGGACGCCGTGGCATGCGGACGCACGCGCACCTGCGTGCCTGATGGATTGTAGCGTTCCACCAACATGCCCGGGCAGATCGCGACGCCAGCGGCCATGTCGTTGACCTGCTGGCGCGGACCACCCAGCCAAATGGTGTTTGGCTGAAGAACCGTGATTGACATCTGACTCTACTCCTTGACGGCCAACGCCGTCATTCGAATGCGTTAGTTGACCGTCTTGCCGCGCATGGCCTTGAGACCTTCCGCATACGGATCCGGCGGGTTGGCATACACGTCGCCGCTCTCCGCCGTACGCGGCATCGCGCGTCCGCTGAAGTCGGGCTTCGGGATGCGCGCGAACTGCGCCAGCGTTTCCAGGTCTTCGAGGGTCTTGGCCTTCAGCTGCTCCTCGGAGAGTGCGCCGCACGACTTGAGAGACGAAACCAGTTCCGCGTGGCGTACCTTCTCCTGCTGCTGCTGACGATCGACGAGGGTCTTGATCTCGGGGTGCTTCGCGTAGAACTCGGCCTGCTCCTGCTCTGGCGTCTTCGCCTCGGCCGCCTTGACTTCCGCGGCCTTCGGCTCTTCCTTCGCAGCCGCCTTGGCAGCTGCCGCCGCTTCCTGCGCGTTCAGCCCGTGCGCGTGCCCAGCGAGCGCCGCGTCAGCGGCGTACTTCGCCTGGATAATGGCGTCGGCCGGCGTCTTACCTGCCAGCGTGTGGAGCGTGTTGACCGACTTGTCGCTCAGAAGCTGAAGACCTTTCAGTTCCTCCGACGTGAAGCCCGCGTCCTTGATGTCCGCGATCGCCTTGAGCGCCGCGGCCCTTTCCGTTGCTGTCATGTTGACGTCTCCGTTGCAGCCGCATGCTGCTCTGATGATTGAGTCGCCCTGCTCTGCTGCTTCGAGAAGTTTCATGCCGTTGCACTGGGCGCCGAGCGCGACGGTCGAGCTGTGTGTATCGTGAGAGGCATCGTGCGCCGCCTGGATGACCTTCAGGTTCTTCGCGCTGATCGCCTTGCCGACCAACGTCTTCATGCTTTCCATGTAGCGCGGATCGGATGGCTCCGGCGCGTCCGGCGTCTGCAGCTTATACGTGACGCTGCAGACGTTGTTGAGCGACGCGCTGATCGAGTAGCACAGCATGCGAATGGCGTCGAGTCTCGCGTCCTCGACTTCCTCCTCCGCGTCTTCCTGCTGGCGCGTCTCGGTTGGATCGTCTTCCTCGTCCGAGATGAGCGCGTCGATCAGGTCGCTGGCTTCCTTCCACTGTGTCTCAACCGCATCGAACATGATCCGCATGCTCTTGTAGGCGATCAGCTCGGCGGCTTCTTCGCTCGCCGCTTCCTCAGGCGTGTCGAAGAGCGCCATGACGCGAGACTTCAGCTTGTCGAGTGCGGACATGTTGCGTTCCTTCCATGCATCGGGAATCGTCAGCCCCTTGCGTTTCGCGATGGCGATGATCTTCGCCTTCACCGCGTCGGGGTTCGCCGCCTTGCCGACGAGGCGCTTCGCGGCGTCGACGTCGGCCTGCGTCTTGATCGGAAAGCTCTCGTCTGGGCCGGCAAAATCCGACGAGTCCATCTTGTCGCGTTCGGACTGGGGGATGTCGCGCAGCCCGATCATCTGCAGCTCGTCGCTGCCCGCCATGACCCTCATCGCCATGCGCCCGGACCCGCAGCCCATCTCCACGCTGCACGCCCCGCGCCCGTCGGGGAGGAACGCCAGGTGGTCCGGCGACGTCGTGGCCCACTCCGCGGCGTACTGCTTGCCGTTGTGCGTGCCGCTCTTGTCACGCGTCTGCACGAAGGCGCCGACGCTGACCTCGATCGGCAGCCCTTCGCGGAGCGCGGCCAGCATCTTCTGCTGTCCAAGGCGCTCCAGCTTCCCGACGTCGCACCACGCCTCGGTGCCCAGCCGCGCGCCGGCCAGCCGCGTCTTGGCAAGAAACCCGAACCCCTGGCGCTCCAGCACGGCCGGATCATTCGCGCTGATCTGGCGGCCGTTCTCCGTCGGGTGCCCGAGCACGAGCGGACGGCCGTCCCAGCCCTGCGCGCTCAGCGCGGAGACGGGCACGAACTCGGCCGTCGGCGCGTTCACGGCATGTATTACGTTGTTCGCGATGAGCGCGACGACTGGCACGACGAGGTGCTCTCGGCCGTCGAACGTCTCGACGCGCGACTTGCCGGTCGCGCCGAGCAGATGCACCAGCCTGGAATCGCTCATAGTGATTCCCCTCGCAGCATGCGAACGACCACGATGATCACCAGCACCAGCAACACGTGGATCAGTCCACCACCGCCCATCAGGCCCAACGTGCCGATACCTGCCAGCCACAAGACCAGCAGCACGACGATGAGAATCTCTAGCAGCCCCACGCTACCGCACCGGCGTGATGACGCCCGTCAACAGAATGCTCAGCACCCAGACTGCCAGCCCCGCGTAGCAGAGGCGTGGCGCCTGCGGATGCGTCGGCGAGATGGCGGCCAGCGTGAAGAGCACGAAGGCGAAGACAAGAAGAATGAGATGAAGCATGATGTTTTTCTCAGTCTGCGGCCGGCGTGAAGTCTACGTAGTAGCTCTTTCCCAGCTCGAACTGTGTGCGTGCATCATCGTTGTCGATCAGCAATTGGATCGATCCGCCTGGCGTTGCCTTCGTGAAGCGGACGTTCTCGTCACTCTTCTGCGCGTCCGTCTCGTAAACGGTGTCAAAGTGCACCCAGTTACCAGCGAGCGATCGACAGCGAACCTTGGCTCTGACCATGATCATCAACCCCTTTATGGACGCTCCCGAACCTTTGCATCCTCGACGCGGAGTGCCTGAAGCTGTTCGAGCTGCTTGTGGAGCGACGCGATCTGCTGCTCTAACGCCGTCAACTTCTCGGCGGCTTTCACCGAGCTGCCGTTCACCAGTTCGTGAATCTGTCCGTTCTGTCGTTGAACCGTGATGAGTTCTTTCTTCACGTTGCCGACGGCGTTGACGACCGTCACCATGCTAGCCGAGAACGCTCCGATGACGACGACTATGGCAGCCGCTGCAGCCATCGGATCGATCGTCATCCGGCGATGCCCTCGGTGCACCGGCAATTTGGATGCGCCGGCGGACCATCCGCATAGTCGGGATCGTCATACTCGCCGTTCAGCGGACGCGTCTCACCATCCATCTCGTCGCAGTCGTCGCAGCAGCCCGAGGTAGCGATCCACACGACCTGCTGATCGTCGTCGAGTAGTCCGGCCTCGGCGGCCTGCTCCCAGCCCTGCTGCTGCCCCTCCGCCATGGCCCACATCGTCTCGGTACGCGCGATCATGTCCGCGCGCGTCTCGTCGCCGACGGCGTCGAGGATGTCGTCATAGGCCGCTTCGATACCGTCACCTTCCGTGGCGCGTGCTACGGCGTCCTTGATGCGGTCGCGGCTCGTCTCGCTGAGGTCCTTCGCCAGCTCGGCGGCGTGCTGCTTCGCCCAGGCGATGGCTGCCTCGTCGGTGGCGTTGAACTGCAGGTTGAACGGCGGCTCCGAGGAGTGCGGCTGGCCGGGGCGCTGGGGCTTGAGGGCGCGCATGGCCGCACGATGCTTCGGCACCTTCGCGATCGCCGCGTTCCCGCCGGCGGCAACGGTCTTCAGCAGCACCGGCGGCAGACTCTTCAGCAGCCCGTCGCGGACGGCCTTGACGGCCGCGTTGATGCCGCCGGACTTGTATGCCTTACGTCCCCTGAGGAACGAATACATAACGGCGACGGTCATCGCGTCGAGGTGTGCGTCGGCGGCCTTGTGGGCGAGGGTGTTGTCGCGCAGCTTTGACAACACGCGCGTCTTCGCCAGGTAGAGCAGCACGGCCGACTCGCGGGGCGTGAGGTCAGCGTGCATCGATGCCTACGATCTTTCCTATAGCGGCGAGGTCATCGTTCTCGATAGCCTCTTCCAGCGCGGCGAGCGCCGCCTTCAGTGGCAACGCAGGCGCGACGTCCTGCCCCGTCTGCTCGACCGGCGCGCCCTCTTCGCCGAGCTTCGGCGGCTGCGTGACGCTGACCTTCTCCGGCGTCTCGATTGGCACCTTTTCGGAATCAGGCAGCGGATCGTAGCCATACGTGATCTTCCGGATCTCGTCATCCGTGAACACCGTGAGGCCCATCTGCTTGTTGGCCATCGTCAGCTTGACGGCGACCTCCGCCTTCTGCGTCTCGGAAAGCTGGTCGGACTCGATGGCGTCATCGAGCGGATCGCGCTTCGTAACCGCGCGCATCTCCTCCTCGGTGTAGACGATGGCTTCCTGCGTCTTGTTGACGTTCGCCATGTCGAGCGTTAGCTTAACCTTCTCATCCTCGGTCAGGTCCTCGATGACCGGCCACTCGACGGCGACGTCGTCGACGTTCTTCGGCGGACGGATGTAGCCGAACTGCACGAGCCTGTCGAGCAGCTGCTTCACGACAGCTGGAAACGCCCAGCTCGTGCGCTTGTCCTGGACCTGCGTGTTCCAGTTGTCCTTGTCCTGACCCGAGGCGAGCTGGCCCATCTCTGAACCAATAAGGATGCGCTTCGGGATGCCTTTCGTGCCGGCGATCTGCGTGATGATCGCATCGGCTGGATCGCGGAAGTTCGCGACGTCGGAGCCGAGCTGCGTGGCCGTCACGCCGCGCGTCACCATCACGCGCTGCAGCTGGTGCTTCAGCTCCTCGGCGCGCTCTCGCAGTGCCTTCTGCGCCGCCTCGTCGATGCCAGGCAACGCCTTACTGCCTTGCACGACAGGCGCGCCGGGAGCGAGCGCCATCGTCTTGTCGACGTCGAGATGCAATCCCTGATTCGCGCGCAGCCAGAACGCCTCGGCGCCGCCGCCGGTCACCTTGTAGAGGTCGTCGAAGAGGTTCCATACCGATTCAAGTTCGGGCGTGCCGAACACCTCGTCGGCGAGCAGCCCGTTGGCAACATGAATGACGCGCGACCAGTGAATGTGCGGAAATGACGGCAGCACGGAGATCGGATTGATGCGGCGCAGCTGGTAGGTGTCGACCATGCCAAAGCGCGGCGAGGACGGATTCGTATCGTACGTTCCGATGGTCACGTCGGCCGTCATCGAGCGGACGCGTCCATCTCGGTTCTGCGATGGTCCGGGCCCGCCTTCCGCCGAGTATGGCTGCATGTAGATCAGCGAGTCGGGGCCGGTGCCCCTGCGGAGCGGGAGTGTCATGTTTGACTCGCCGTCTCCAAGCAGGAGCACCGAATAGGTGCTCAGTCCTGCCAGCACGTGCGCGCGCTGCAGGCGCGACCAGAGGCCGAGGCGTTGGTCGAGCTTCTTCCAATCTTCTTCGAACGGCGTCTCCGTGTCCGGATCCTCGTCCTCGTAGACTTCCGCGCCACCGCGCCAGACGGCCATCGGATACGCATCGACGACACGCTTCGCCAACCCTCCGCGCAGATACCGCGCGCGATAGTCGGCGTAGGTGACGATACGGTTGTAGCCAAGGACGCTATAGAGATCCCGCGCACCGTTGAAGCTTAGCCCATCCTGCCGGGCGAACATCATCCGTTCAAACAGCAATGACGAGAGCACGCGTAGGCCGCCGTCGTCAAGCGTTCTGATCTGCTCGTCACCAAGCATCGCGCCGACGAGCGCGCGCATGTCCTCGGTCTCGACGGGCGCGGCGTCGCGGATCGGCACGTCAGACATGCTTCTGCATCCAGGAGGTACGATCAGCCCGTATCCACGCGTTGCGATCGGACATCGCCTCGGTCAGCGACGACTTTGTTACCGCGCTGACGGTATAGCCAGTACTGTCCTTCGCGATCCATGGCAGTCGTTCTGCAGGAAGACAGTCGACCGTCCCACCGGTACGCGCGTCGAAGTAGCGCTTGGCGTCGTCTCGCTCTCGCTTCATACGACCGCCCAGTTCTGATACACCGGAGCGCGAAGCGGCTCGACGGCGTACCTTACCGAGTCGATGACGTGGTTCTTCTTGTCCGCGAGCTTCGGCGTGATCAGCCCGGTCTTCTCGTCGACCTCGTAGGAGTAGAGCGTGAACTCGTCGATGGCATGCACGCAACGCGGATGGATGATGATGTCGTAGCCCTGCAGGAAGATGACGCCTTCCTTCACGCTGTTCGCGCCCTTGACGGCTGGACGCAGCCGCGGGAAGCCGTGCCGCTGCAGATACGAGATCGTCTCCGGGCGTGCCGAATCAGCCGTGATGACCCACTCGCGCGCGCCGGGCACCTGATCAAAGAGCTGCGGGAGATGATCGATCTCAACGCCGACCTTGTAGGCTTCATGCCCGATGTAGAGGTTGCGCCCGTCGACGCGCATGCGCACGAGCACCGAGGGATCGACCGAGAAGCCCCAGTCTCCGCCGTAGTAGAACGTGGCGTCCGACGGATCGTCGAACTCCTCGACGCGCCAGTTCTTGAAGACGCGTGCCTCGGAATTGCGCTCGTACTCGCCGAGCCAGACGTGGGCATACTTCTCAGGGTCGCGCGCCTTGTCCCACTCGATCTCTTTGAGCAGGTCAGGTAGGACGTAGGGGTTGTCTCTGTAGCTCGTGCGGAGAAGTACGCTGTCGGGCGGCGGCGCCCAGGGCGGCAGGCCAGGCTTGCGCGGCGCGTTGCCGCGGAAGAAGTCATCGATCGGATCGGTAGGAAAGCGGGGATTCCAGGAGCACCAGATCTCGGTACCCTTCTTGCGGAACATCGTCGGGCGTAGCAGCGTCCACGAGCGGTCGGAGAGAGACTGCGCCTCTTCGACCCACGCACGATCGAAGCCTTCCAGCGACTTGATCGACTCGGCGGTATGATTCTGCATCCCGTTAAAGATGATCAGACCGTCGCCGGGCGTCTCGATGTGCGTGTTCAGCACGCGGAAGCCCTCACGCTCGCCGAGGTCGTAGCGTAGCAGCTTGTCTTCGACGAGGCTCTTGACGGAGTGTTCGAGGCTGCGCTGCACTTCACGGATGCAGACGGTACGAAGCCCGGGATGTCGAAGGGAATCGTCGACGAGCAAGTCTGCGAACGCGTGACTCTTCGCGCCGCCTCTGCCGCCATAGAGACCTTTATAGCGAGAAGACGCGAGGAGCGGCTCGAAGGCTTCTGGAAGTGGGATCTCAACGACACGGCCCATGCATCAGTCGTGCTGCAAGGGCGCGAAGCCCAACGGCTGACGTTTGCTACGCTTTGCCCATCGCGCTTGCGCTGCTGCTCTAGCTATTTCTGCACGACGTTCAGGAGTTTGAGAAGCTGCTCTACTAACTGCTGCTCGTCGTTGTCTCTCGGCTAGCATCTGGCTAGCATCGCGGCTAGCATCGGCTAGCATAGAAATGCTAGCCACAGGCGCCTGGCTAGCATCGGCTAGCATCTGGCTAGCATTTGAAATGCTAACGGCAGACGTTTCGGCTAACATCTGGCTGGTAGAGACGGAAGATAAGAACTCCGCCAGTGTATGCATCAATGTACAGCTTCCGTTGGACGATCTTCGTCGTAAGGCTGCTGCTCGTCGTGCATGGAACGTCGAACGATCACGCGTCGGACTTCGGTCACGGTCTCGATGGGCGCGCCATCTTTACCGGTCAGTTCGAGCTTGTCGGGTGGCTTGCCGAGGGTGTGCTCGAGAAAGAACTTAAGAATACCAGAGAAGCCGGGCGTCTGTCCGAAACGAAGACCATCGAGGATATATGAACGAAACTCACGTGATAGGAGAATCGCTTCGCCGAACGCGCGTGGATCGGTAATATCCTCAAGGCGCGCTTCGCTTGGCGCCGAAGGTGGGTCGGACGCGCCTAGAAATTCCGCGAGGGAGGTAGGCTCAGCCATGAGAGGGCAGAACCATACATAAACCAGAAAACCAAGGGTGTCTATTATTTTTTTGATAAAAGATTTTTCTATCGATCTGTTACCTTTACTGAGGGCATCGGTAACCTGGAAGAGTAACGAGGTCTCTATAGTGCCATTTAGGTCTATTACCGTAGTTACCGTAGTTACACTAAGTATTAAAACTTCTAAGTATTTAGGGGGGGGGGGGGGGGGGGCATAAGTATTTACTAAGGCTACGTAAAGGGAT